TGCAAAGATTAGAGTCGGATTAGCTGCAAAGGCAGCAGAGACTGGTGAAGTAGATGGATTGTTAGCAGAAGGTAGATATATTATAGGTGTATCATATGTGTATGTGGACAATCAAGAATCTTTCATAAACGATTCACTTGGTTCTATAGATGTATCTGATGGGCACATAATTATTGCAGCAGCTTCTATTTTAGATGATGCATTTACTGGAGATTTATTGTTCGCACAGGGTTTTAGAGTATATCTTAAAAATTATAATGATTTGGATGATGACTTCAGATTGGTGTTAGATGTAAACTTTGAGCAGGGTTCAAGAACAAGCTTGGGTGATGAGTTTGACCCTCTTCAGGTTGAGTCTGGACATATGCATACACACGACCCTAAAAGTGGTGGTGTAGGAAACAGAGCATACCTTATACAAAATTTAAGTGCTGCTTCATACTCAGAAGTAAATGGGTTTGAATTAGAAGAACACGCAATCTCATTTTACAATTCAGCCTTTGGTTATAAGACAGCAACAGTAGCAAACCAGAGAGCTTTTGTAGCTAATGTTAAATACAAAGATGCTGATGGAGAAACAAAAGTTATGGGAGATAGAATACAGTATTCGCCTGTTAGAAGATATGATACATTTCCACAAAGTTATAACATTGATGTAGGGACAAATGATGGTGATGAGATTGTAAAGATTATAGAGTTTCAAGATAGATTGTTTGTATACAAGAAAAGAAAATTATTTATTATAGATATATCTTCACCTAATCCAGGAGAATATAAGTTAATAGGAGAGTTTGATAACAGAGGCGTATCAAATCCAGGAGCAGTAGTTAAGTCAGACTTAGGAATAGTATGGGCAAATGAAAACGGATTGTTTGGTTTCTTTGAAGGGATAGCTAAACTATCAAGACAAATCAAAGACAGCACTTGGGCAACTAATGTAAATGATGAGACAGTGCAATTAGGATTTATACCTTTGAAGAATCAGATTTTGATTGTGTGCGATGCTAATAGTGCATCAAGCGTAGGATATATATATGATATTACGACACAGTCTTTTGTTAATGTAGATACAAGCAGTGTGATATTTAATAATGAAATAACTAATATGGTTCGTTTTGGTAATGAGCTATGTATGATAGAACAAACAGGACTTGCTAAAAAGTTTGATACAACAACAGCTTCACACACTATAGAAATCAAAACAAAAGAGTTTGACTTTGATGTGCCATCGTCTGATAAGAGATTGCAGAAGGTGTATATCACACACAAGGCGGGGGACAATCTTACATTAGCAGTAGCCTATGATGGCGGTGCGTTTCCAGGCACCAACAAATTTTCTAGCACTGCATTAAGCAATAGTTCTACTATGACACAAACATCATTCACACCTACAACAATAGAGAATTGTAAATCTATGCAGTTTAAGATTAGTGGTACGGCAGAGGCAGATTTTGTTTTAGAAGATATAACTGTTGTGTATAGAAGAAAAGGAGTTAGATAATGGGTATGACATTACACAAAGGACCTGTATCTAAGAATGATTTAAGAAATGGTGAAGAAAGATTGCAATACCATAGAGGTAGATTAAAATTAATTAGAAAAGAATTTGGAAAACTATTTGAGTTAGAGTTTAGTAGTCCTGAAGTAAAAGAATTAAAAACGTTATCCAAACATTCTGACGTTAGAAAGCCTTCAAGAAATGCAATCAAGATTTTTAAGGGTGGAGTAAGAGTTGCGGAAGGACAAAAGTTTTTTGGTTCTGTTCCAGAGGCAGGTAATGCTAACACCCAAGGAGACGAGTTTGAACAAACAGTAGATGGTAGCAATGTTATACCAAAGTAATAGGTTATTTATGGTTGTTCAACTTGACTTGACAGAGGGTAAATTGGTAAATTTTAGACAAACATCTTTACGTAAGGACACATATGGCATATAGTGTAAGAGGAAAGTTTATAAATCAAAACAAATATAGCACAAGACGTGTAAATCAACTGCTAGATTTGACAGCTATTCAAGCAAAAGATTCATTAATTATAGAAGAACAAGCACAAAAAGCAATCGACAAGGCTGCTAAAGCTAAAAAGAAAAGTGAAAGATTTGGTTTGTTCAGAAAAATTGCATCTCCATTTACAGGTTTAGTTGGCGATGCTTTACTTGGATTAGCAGATGCTGCTTATAGTGATAGGCTTAGAGATAAAGCTATATCAGGCATAGACCAGAGACCAGTTGTTTACTATGGAGATGCCGCAGCTAATGCAGATAGAAAAGTGAAAGAGGCAACTAAACAGATTACTAAGGGTATGAAGTTTGGTGACAAAGCAGTAGATGTGGCAAAAGATATTGGAATAAATCAGGCTTTAGATACTATTAAAAATAGTAAAGCGTATGCTGATTTTAAAAAAGATTTTGATGCAGATTTCGATGTGCTAAAAAAAGAAGGGTTGGGTGAAGGAAGATTGCTTGACTTGACTAAAGATGGTGCAAACTTCTATTTAAAAGAAATGAAAAAGTTTTTCAAAAATCCATCTGATTATCTAGAGGCAGTAAAACTTTATCAAAATAGAAATAATCCAAACACATTACTTTTAGAATTTCTTCAAAGTCGAGAGGATAAATAATGGCAACAAGATTACAAAGATTATTAGGACTTGCACCTCTTGAAACCTTAAGAGACAGAAGTAGAAGAGATATGGAAATGGAAAGACCGATAAATGATTTTTTTGGTCAGCAACAATCACCAGAAGTTTTATCACCTTTAAATATGCAAAGTCCTGTTCAAGGATTTTTTAATCAACAGATGCAAAACACAGGCTTACAAAGTCCTACTGATTCATTTACTTTAGATATTGATGACGATGATGGACAAACCAGTGGAGGTTCAGACCCTAGCTATACACCACCAGATGCAGGTTCTGGTACAAGTGGCGGTTCTTCTGCTATGGGGGGTACAAGGTTTGAAACAACAGATGCAGACTTGATGTCTAATTTTTTATCTGGATTAGGAGAAACAAGAGCAAATCAATTATCAGCTATGTTAGAAGATAACACGTTAGATTTCGATGAACTAGCAGAGTTAGCAGGTTTTGATATAGATAAATTAAAAGCTAACGCAGCTGATTATGAAAGAGTTAAAAATGCATTAGAGGGAAGACTTGGTAGATTTTCTGATGTCTTTGAAAATGTACCAGGTCAATTAAGAAACTTACAAGAATTAAGAGGAAGTTTATTAGGACAAGAACTTACTGACGCATCACAAGCTTATGGTAATTTAATGGACTTTGTAGACCAAGGTAGTGTTACTGGTCTTATATCAGGTAGAACAGAGGCACAAGCACAAGAAGCTACACAAACTTTAGAAAATGCATTACAACAACAATTAATAGGTGCAGAAGGACAATATTTAAATGAACTTGATTCATTATTATCATCTACAGCTGGTGATTTACCTGGTCAATTAGGAACTATAGCTGATGATTTTATTAGTAATAACAGAGATTTAGCAGAATATTTAAATCCAGGTGGTAGTGAAGATTCTGGAGATACATTTAACTTAAACTCTGCTATAGAAATGATGAACCAGATGGGATTAAATCAAGCACAAATTGCTGATGCTACTGCTTACTTTAACAACTTCCCTGGGCTCACAGCAGAACAATTCCAAGACTACCTTGATGATGAATATGGTGATGGATTCGATGATTAGGAGAATATGATGGCTAATGGACCAAAATTATCAAACGTTGTAATACCCAATATGAAAGATGAACTTTCTGTACTAAAAAAGTTAGAAAGCTTAATTCCATCTGGAAGAGAGAGAATATTGAAATCACAGTTGGAGGCACAACAAAGAATTAAAGAAAAAGAAGAGGCATTAAGATTGTTCTCAGAGGTTGAAAGTAAGTTCCCTTTACTGGAAACAAAAGTAGGTTTAGCAGAAAAGTTAGGATTACAAGAAATAGCTGATACATACAAGTCAAGATATAATGTAGACACTAGTAAAAGTGAAGCAAAATTACTGCAAGA